CATTCTTCTTCCATAATTAAATTATTTTAGTAATTAATTGTGCCAACTTATATCCCGTAAATGCCCCAATCGCTGCGGAGCCAGGAAGAACAATAAACTTACCTAACATGGTTTCGTATTTCTTCCTGTTAACAATATACGAGATTAAAATGTAATAAACAATATAGTTTATCAAAACTAAAAAGTCCAGTTCTTTTGCTGCAAATACTACAATTGAATTACCGAGAAACCCCCACATAAAATTAATGAGAGTTTCACGGATCAATTCGTTTGGTGTGGTGATCGCGTCTAATACTGTAATCTCAGTATCAAGACCTGTCTTTTTCGATTGTTTTGATGTGGTGTTCGAGGTACCAGAGGGCTTTTCTGAGATCCTCGAGTTCCTTGTCTTTTCCTTTTTTTCCTGCACGACTTATATATTTTACTGTGTTTCCTAAACTAAACCCTAATTCCCAAGCGTCAATTACTTTTATTGCTTCGTAAGGATTATTTTCACCGCCATAATGTTTTGGGTGATTAACTTGTTCTACTTTTGGTGGTGGACATTGACATAGTCCAGACCCACCACATACACACTCTTTATCCATTATTCTTCTTCTCTATATTCTTTTAATAACTCATCGTTAGACATTGTTCCGTATTTTCCGGTAAGACCATCCATATCAACAAATGAGGTCATCATAGTTTTTGTATCATAAAGAAGTTGAGCAACGTATAGTGAATTAACAATCTCACGAATGATTTTATACGGATCGGCATTTGAACCTGGTCTACGGTCTTCAACATAACCTTTCCATTCTTTTGCGGTGTCCTGAGGAACTCTGATTGATGCTCCACGATCAGATACACCCCAACTAAACTTATCAATTGCTTGAGTCTCGTATTCACCAGTTAATCGTAAATGATTGTTTGATCCGTAAGCTTTGATATGGTCTTCATGTCTTGACTCAAATGCATTGAATAATGCCATAAAATATTCTTCGTTCCCATCAAGTCTCATCATATCCGTTGAAAAGTTTGTATGGAGTCCTGACCCATTCCACTCTCCGTGTGTGATTGGTTTAGGATGTAATTCAATATGATAACCATATTTTTCAGCAATCTTGAGTAAGAAGTATCTCGTCATCCAAAGGTCATCCCCACCTTTTAATTTACCTTGAGAAAACACTTGATATTCCCACTGCCCTAATGCCACCTCAGCATTGATACCTGTAATGTTGATACCATAGTTTAAACACATATTCAAGTGTTCATCAACAAACTTACGTCCAACAACATTGTGTCCTACACCACAGTAGTATTCACCTTGTCCTTTGAGGATATTTCTTTTGTGGCCCAAAATGTTTCCATTAACTTCTTCGCGAATGAAATACTCCTGTTCAAAACCAAACCAAAGATCTTCAAATCCTGTACCAATACCAGATCTTTTATTAGATTCGTGTGGTGTTCCATCAGGATTCAATACCTCACATAAAACATAAACGGTGTTGTCCTCTAATGGGTATTGATCTGACATATACCATCTAACTGGTTTTAATAAACGATCTGAATTACCAGTATTGGCTTGATTTGTTGATGACCCGTCAAAATTCCACATTGGGAAGCTGTCGATTGAGGCACCTATTGTGTCAGCATTAACTATCTTAACTTTACTCCTTAGATTTGGCTCAGGTTTATATCCGTCGAGCCACACGTATTCCAACTTGATTTTCATTTCATTTTATTTATGACATTTATTATTTCTTCTTTACTGAAACCTTCACTATACATCCTATAAACTTTGCGCGAAAAATCGTCGGTGCAAATAATCGCATCGGCGTTTAAATAGTTAAAAAGGTTTGAGAGATTATTTAATATATTTTCTTTTTTGAGAATCCTTTTATTGAAGCCCATTAGTTTTGGTTTTATCTTGATTGTTAACACTTTTCTTTTCTTTCTCAATCATAACCATAAGTTGTCTTACTTCCCTACCTAATTCAAAATCATTAGGGAAAGTCTTGTAAAGTTCTTCAATTTTACTTCTGAATTTCGAGTCGTTCATTATGTTCTCTAACTTTTGACTGGTTGATAAATGAAATTAACTTTCTTTTGAAAAGAGGAAGAAGGGTTTCTTGTATTGGAAATACTCCTTGAGATATCATTTCGAATACAGGACTTGTCTTGGCTTCTTCTTCAGTCCACGTTGTAAATTTAGATATAATTTGATTTATAGTCAAACCATTTAATGGTTCTGAATAAATTAAATTTACGTGAGTTTTAGATTCTGGTGATCTTCTTGCTGCTTTTTTGATCTCATACTCCCAAATGTATTTGTTTTTGGTTTCTTGATCCGAATAATAAAAGTATCCTTTGTTTGAAAATATGTTCTTCTTGTTCTTTTTTACTTTGATTAGAAGTGCATCATAAACAAGACTCCAAACAGATTTTGCCACGTTGAAGTACTCCATAATTCTTGGTGCGGATAATGTTAGGATTTTGGCAAACTCTTCTTGTTCTTCAAAGGACATCTCAGGAAGACTTTTAACTTTAAGGTCTTTCACCAAAAGTTCATCGTCAATTGTGCTAAATTTTTTGTCGGTGTAAATGATTTTCTTTTCCCTTATCAAAGTCTGAACATTCATTAAGTGAAGTGACAATTCAATGAACCCAGGATAGAGTTCAAGTTTGTCTAGTTTTTCACCCATTTTTTGGAAATAGGATAATAATTTGTATTCTTTGTGTTCTCTATCAATAGGTTTTTCAAACATCCAATCTGTTTGCATCAAAAATTCTATATTTTGTTTTTTTCTTCCCATTAAATAAATTATAGTACATACTCGAGATATAATAAATAAACTTTATTCATTTCTCACTATATAGTATGTTTCTCCGTCGTAATATTCTTCGTCAACCTCACCATCATAAAATGATAAAACACCATAACCATCCGAATTGATAACATCCTCTGCAGCCCCCTTTTTATCGATAAAATTCATTTTGAATTCATCACCATACCCAATCTCATCGAGGAAATCTAAAATTCTATCTTTATTTTCATCTACAAGGCTTTTTACAATTTCATCGATTTGATCCTCATCATATTCGTCACCTTCAGGATTTTCTTTAATATCATCTATAATGGTTTCGAAATCAAAAATATCTTTTTTAATTTTTTGTTTTTCTTCCTCAGTTATATTTGGTTGATTTAAACTTTCTTGTAATTTATCAATACGTTTTTGGGTAATCTCTAAATATTTTTTCTGATCGTCAGATAATTCCAAAGGAACTCCCCAATCACCAGGACTTTCATAAACCACATCAGTATAATAATCATTCAGAAAATCTTCGGTATAATCTTCATCTATATTATTTTCGAATACCCAAGGTGAAAAAGCGGCAAATCCTAACTCATCTAATAATTCTTCAACATATTGTATAGCTGCTAAATCAGCCTCTTCTTCAGTATAAACCGTGTAAGTACTTTCAAACTTATCATCACCCAACCATTCAAAAGTTTGACGTTGTCTTTCTCTTAATTCAGGGTATAAAAAATATTTATCCTCACCTTCCTCTACCGTTCCGTCGTTTTGGAGTTTGTTGAATAAAAGTGAGGTTCTGATTGAGACATCCTCTCCGTTGTTTATATTCCAAGCATCTTGTTTTCTTAACTCATCTAACTCAGCTAACTTCTTTTGGTTCGCCTGTTTTCTTTCGATGTCCCACATTTCACTTCCGTAATAACTAAAATTACCTTCTACCTTATTCTTATCGAAATATTTTATGTCTGTGTCTCTTATGTCTAAATTACCATTAACATAATCTATACTATCAATATCAGTTATTTTAATACCGGTACTAGGTATTCTAAGATTACCTGTAATATAGATTTTTTTACCTTTATACCCTTTAATGTTTTTAATTCGAGACCCAATTCCATTTACCAAGTCGAGTAAATCAACATATTCGTCTGGTGATAATTTAACCCACTCATCGTTCAATTCTTGCTCAATAATAAGACCCTCGACTATTTTAGACATTTTCATAACAATAAATACTATAAAAAAGAATTGATTTAATTTGAAAAGGGATTAAATTGTTTTTATCAAAGTATTTATAGATAAATAAACTAATTAAAATTAACTAACATGGGATGCGGATGTAAAAATAAAGCTAATCAAGCGGCACAACCGGCTCCACAAGTAGTTCAGACTCCACAACAACAAACTCAAACAGTACAGGAGTCCGTAAAGAAAATTGTGGAGAAATATTACAAGAACAAGTAAT